GAGGACATGGTTGCGGCTGCTAAAATGATCGCTTCATCGCCTTTAAGTGTGGACTCTTCGCCGGGGTTGACGTTGGCGCAATTGCAAGCCAAGGCGCGGAAGTATGTTGCTCAACATGGCGTTAAATTGATCGTGATAGACTACCTGCAACTGATGCAATCCAGTGGGCATCGGGAAAGCCAGAACGTGGCTATCGAGAACAATTCCAAGGGGATAAAATTGCTGGCGAGAGAGTTGAAGGTTCCCATTATTTTGCTGAGTCAATTGAACCGGGAAAAAGACAAGGACTCTGACAGGAAACCTCGGCTGAGTGATTTACGAGGTAGCGGAAGCATCGAACAGGATGCGGACTTGGTAGCGTTCATTCAAGACAACGACTTGTTTGTTGAGAAGCAGAGAAGCGGACCGAGGGGCCACATTCCTCTGAGTTTCCAAGGACATGTTTTCAAGTTCGAGGAACAGTCTCCGATCTCAGAAAATGTTTGACAGCGTCCGATCTCTGCACCGAGTTTCGCAGTGTGATCGACGAGAGTTATTGGTCAAAGAAGTCACAGGAAATGTTGGAAGCAATTCCTCCTGATTACCGGGAGGAGGCTTTTACCAGCATCGGGATGGTTATTGCAGCGACAGAACTTCTGCCGCCTGAGATCTCGATATCCATTATGATGAACACCTGCTTTGCGTTGGTCGAAGAAACTGTGAGGCAAGAAAAATGCATCCCACTAAATTAGGTTCTTACATCGCTGAGGTAGACATGCCGAACCTTCTGGGTGTCACCAAGTCGAGCATAGCAAATTGGCGAAGGGCGAATTTGATTGAGGGCGTCGATTACATCGTCGATCGTTCGGAGAGGTATCCGAAGTTGAAGTGGAAGGTGTCTGCCGTTGAGAGGTATCGACCGGGAAGTGTGTTCAAAAAGGCTAAGGTGCTGAGGGTGCCACCTAACACCAAGATCCTTATGACTGACATTGGGAAGGTCCGGTGTCGGGACAACAGGCTATTCAATGTCGGCATGGACATACAGGTGAAGCCTGTCGAGAATGGTGAATTTCAGGTTATTAGAAACCCGAGAAGTAAGACAAAGTTTTAATTATGGGACTGTTTGAAGAGCTTGCCGGGAAGACACTGGAAGGGTGTGCTTCGACGTTTAACGAGAGAGGGCAGCAGTATGGCGACACCTTTGCTGAGAATAAGCTTTTAGCGGTGAAAGCGGTGAAAGAGGTTAGGGAACAGGATCCTATCAACTCCGGTGCGAACCACTGGGATCAGGCAGAGTCGTTAGCGACCTTGATTGACATAAAATATCATCGGCTCCTTGGAGGCTACAAGAAGGACACCTTAGTTGACCTCATCAATTATGCGGCGGCATTGGTGGAACTCATCGAACGATATGATAAGCGACCAACTGTTTCGGGAACGACTGAGTAAGTCGAAGGAAGGTGTTCGGATTGTCGCTGAGGCATTTAAAGCCTTTGGCTTGGATACGCTGATCCACCCAACTCTATGTCGTCCTTCAATCGAGCAGAGGAAAGAGTATTCCGATGGGGGCGACATTGAGGTGCGTTTCAGGGTGGAAGTAAAGAGACGGCACAATATCGATTTTAGCAGTCGTGATGATTACCCGTTTCCTACCATCCATTTGGATAAGTCGAAGCGAGTAGATCAGTTAGGGAAGCATACTTTGTTTGCTTACGTGGTGTTGAACGACAAAGGCAATTGCATGGCAGTTTGTGGGCGGGAAACGATGAAGCATTGGGTGAAAGAAAATCGGTATGACAGTATAGCTGGGTGTCAAGATGAGGTGTATGCCTGCCCCAAAGATCAAGCCAAGTTTTTTAGGATCAATGAGTAGCAAAAGCAAATTGAAGGGAACACTGTTCGAGCGAGAGATAGTCAACTATTTCAAAGCCCGAGGATTTGATGCAAAGCGAGCCTATGCCAGCAATGGTGAGAGTCTCCCCGGCTGCACTGCAGAGGTCGATGTGTTGATTGAAGGCAAATACAAGGTTCAGGCTAAACGACGAAAACACGTAGCTGACTTCATGCAGCCGCCCGAGGGAACTACGGTGACAATGCTGCGACAAGACAGAGGTAAAACGCTGGTGGTGATGTATCTAGACGATTGGGCAAAACTGATTAAGGGTGAAGACTAAGTGGACACCGCATCCGATTTGGAAAATCCCTTCCAAGCAGGAGGCGGAAAGGCTGCAGCGTCGAAAGCCGAAGAAGGACAAGGAATGCGCGAACGCACTTGAAGAGCTTTGGAAGGTCCGAGAAGAGCGGATCCTGAATGAGCAGACAAATGCCTATGAGTATGGGCATGAACTCGATCACTGGCAGGTAGCCGACAGGATGATCGAAGAGGAGGATGTGACCACGCTTTACATCTTCGGAGGCAACAGGGCTGGCAAGAGTGAGTATTGCGCGAAGCGAATCGTTCAGTATCTGATGGCAAACGACAGGGCTAAGGTGTGGTGCTGTCATAGCTCGAATGATTCCAGCATACAGCAGCAGCAGAGTCTCATCTGGAAATACATTCCTCCGAACTTAAAGAACCGGAAGAAGACACGGGTGATGAATTTGTCTTACACCCAGAAGAATGGCTTTTCCAACAACACATTCATTCTCCCGAACGGCAGTCAGTGTTGGTTTAAAAACTACACTCAGAATGTGAGTGTGTTGGAAGGAGCCGAGCTTGATCTTTGTTGGTGTGACGAGTTGGTTCCTATTTCTTGGATACAGACATTGGCTTACAGGCTTGTCACTCGCAACGGTAAGCTCATTGTGTCCTTCACGCCTGTCGAAGGCTATACAAGCACCTTGAAGGATGCCATAGCCGGGGTGAGGGTTACTGAATGGAAACAGGCGGAAATGCTCAACCAAGCACGGTGTCATGTTCCCGGTGGACCAAGGGGGTGCATGCCATTCGCGGGTCAATCAGCGGGAGGCAGGCGACATGTTTGGTTCTACACTGAGGGTAACCCCTTCGGTGGATACCACCGATTGAAGCATGTTCTGAAAGGGAAGTCAGAAGAAGATGTTAAGGTCAGGGCGTATGGTTGGGTGAGCAACCCTGCGACCGGAAAGTTCCCACGATTTGGTGAAGCGCACATTATTAAGCCAAAAGATATACCCAAGGATGGAACCATTTACATGTCCTGCGATCCCACGGGGGGTGACAGGAATTGGTTTTTTCTATGGGCAAAAGTGGATGACCTGAACCGGATATTTGTCTACCGAGAGTGGCCTGACTACGAAACCTACGGAGAGTGGGCTATGCCTTCGGACAAACCTGATGGCAAGCCGGGTCCAGCGCAGATGACCGAGACTGGAAGGTCAATCGCTCAATACCGGAAGATCATCAGGGAGTTGGAGAAAGGTGAGAATCAACCCTTTGAACGCTTCATCGATCCGAGAGGTGCCAGCAATGCAAAGATCAGTTTGGCGACTGGCAGCACTTGCATTCTTGATCAAATGTCTGAGGACGCAGAGAACGTCGAAGGGTTGGGGCGAGAAGGCATGCTGTTTACGCCTGCAAGCGGGATCCACATTGAGGAAGGGGTTCAGGCGATAAACGGAAAGCTGTTTTATGACCCAAGCGAGCCCGTCAGTCATCTCAATGAACCGAAGCTTTACATATCAGAAGACTGCCAAAACCTTATCTACGCATTAAAGGAGTGGACGCATAAAGACGGTGATAAGGGCGCTTGCAAGGATCCGGTGGACACATTGCGTTACCTGATAATAATGGAGCCGACATTCATTGCGGCTGCTCCCGTCGCAGATTCTAGGGTGGGAGGATACTGATGACACGGGCGGAATACGACAACTTACCAGCGTTGCTGACTGTGACTCAGGTGTGCCGGGTATGTAATTTGACAAAGTCGCAGGTCAGGTATCTTTTCGATACGGGTAACCTGAGCGGCAAGAGGTTTGGGCGTGACCGCAAAATATTTAAGGTTGCATTGGTAAATGAATTAGGCTTTGAAATAGAAGAGGCTTCTACCGGGGAGACTGGCAGCAAAAAATAAGAAAATGCATAACCGTGAAGACGTTCTGGCTGAAAGTCTGGAACCTAACATCGGCGAATACATCGCTGAGTTCCGAAGAGCCCACACCGATCAGCGCCTGACAAATCGAATCACCGAAGCAGATCAGACTCGGTTTTCGATATGGGACGGGCAGAGTAGCGACGGCAAGAAGCACTCGCAGCAGATTGGCGAGGCTGCATTCCCGTGGGAAGGCGCCAATGATACGCGAATTCGTTTAGCCGATGAGGTCTGTAACTTCCATGTCGCTCTTTGCAACCAAGCCACTAACAGATCGGAGTTGAAGGTTTCCGCAACCGAGATGTCTGACTTGGAGATCTCGGAGGCTGCTCAGGTTTACATGCAGTGGATCCTTGACGCTTGGATGTTCCCAGAGTTAGGGCAGGAACTTCGTCTTCATGCAGGCTATACCCAGCAATACGGTTGGAGCATGCTTCATGTGGTGTGGGACCGGACAAGGTCAGCCGTTCCTAAGCAAGTCACCTTGCAGCAGTTGGCAGAGGCTTTACAGGCGCAGGGTGTTGCGGTTGATCCGTTGGAATTCCTCGAATCCCAGCAGGATTTCCTGACTGACTTCTTGAAGGGTATCTATCCGACTTACAAAAAGTCTGACATCAAGAAGCTCTTAACGGAGTTGCGCGAAACTGGAAAGACGACGGTCATCGCCACAGAGGTTACTCGGAATCAACCCAAGGTGGTGGCGTTGCGTCCTTACCACGAAGTGTTGTTTCCTCCTGAGACTACTGACATTCAACGAGCCCGGTGCATAATGCGGCGAGAGTTTTATACAGTCGCAGACATCGAGCAACTTGCCGAAGCTGAGGAGTGGGATCCTGACTTCGTTGATGCGATCAAGAAAACCAAGGGTATGGCAACCCAGCATTGGGATAATGGAAGAAACCCGGTTGTTGGGCCGGGAGAAAAGATCGAGGATCGCACAAACCTCATTGAGATAGTCTACGGTTACAGCAGGCGAATTGACGAGAATGGTTTAACTGGTATCTATTTGACAATCTTCTCGCCGCTGGTCGAAAGGAACCACGAAAAGGAACTTTACGCAAAACATGTTCTGGTCACTGAGGCGGGTGACACCTACCCGTTTGAATGCCACACCAGAGAGATGCTACGCAGGTGTCCGGTGGAATCGAGGGGGGTCCCAGAGCTGATCAAAACGTGGCAGAACGAATACAAGGTTCAAGCTGATGCTCAGTTTGACAACACCTCTCTCACCGTTCTGCCTCCGCTCCTTAAACCAACAAGATACGGACAGCATTTGAAACTTGGACCTGCCGTTCAAATTCCCGAACAGAGGCCGGGTGATATACGGTGGTTAAATCCACCCAGTCAGGTTGGGGTGGAAAATGCAAAGTTGGTGCAGTCTGAAATCCGGTTGAGGGTCGCTTCTTATTGCGGGTTGCCCCATCCAGAAGTCTCTCCGGTGGTCACTCAAATAATGCAGCAGGACATGGTAAACAACTGGACTTCCCACCTTGCCTGTGTCTATCGACGTTTGTGGGAGTTGGTTCAAACTTTCGGAGAGGACGCTGAATTCCAACGTGTGACAGGCTTGGACATGCCTCTGCCGCGAAGTAAGAAGCGGTATGACTTCCAAGTTTCATTCGACGTAAAAGAACTGGATCCAGAGTTCTTAGACAAGAAACTGCAGGCTGTCACAAACTTTGTCCTGCCAAGTGACACTGCTGGAACCATTGACCGCACCAAGCTCACTCTCCTGCAACTGAAAGCTATCGACCCGAGCTTGGCTAAATTCATCACTATGGATGCTGGGCCTGCCAGTCAGAAGCTTTTTGACGATGTCAACACACAGGTCATCTCCATGGCCCTTGGGAATGAGGCTATGTATAAGGAGAACGATCCTACTGCTGCTACCAAGTTGCAGTTCTTGCAAAGCATTCTGCAGAGCAATCCGAAATACCAGCAGAAGATGTCCGACGCTCCGATTGAGGGTCGCACCGAGAACCCTGACCCACTGTTCGTTGAACTGGTTCAGAAATACGTTCAGAATCTGCAAATGTCTGTGATGCAGGATCGAAACAAACAGATCGGACGTTTAGGCGTATCGACTGATCGACCAATGATGTAGCCCTATGTCGCCCGAAGAAATAACTGCAGCACTTACTCTGCACCCTGAAAGCATGGTGCGAAAAGCACTGACTATTATCGTGGATGAGAGAGTGAGGTCAGCGTCGATGGCAGTCGCAAATCAGAAGCTGAGTGACAGCGAAAGAGCCCACCTTTGTGGGCAGCTTGATGAGGCTATAAGCCTACAGCATGACCTGAAAATCATCTTCGAGGGTCCAAAGAGTCAGAAAGAGTCAGAATAGTTACTTTTTTCTTCTCGTCTTTTCAACAAGTTACAAGGGAGGTTTTACGCATAGACGGTAACGTCTAGTAATCGGCTACTTGCAGCCGCACCTGAACGCATGGAAGAAACAAATACCCCCCAAGAATCGGATACGCAGGAAGTTGCTGCGGGAGAGACTCCTATAGAAGCCTTAGATAGAATCATCAAAGGGCAGCTAGGAGACGAAGAGATCATTGACAACTCGCCAGAGCAGGAAGAGTCGGTGGAATTGGACACGCAGTCGTCTGAGGAATCCGAGTCAGAGCCCTATAAGGATGTACCGGGGTGGGTGCCGAAGCGAATCGATAAGTTGACGCGAAAGCGCAAAGAGGCTGAGGAACGGGAAAGAGAGGCACTTGAAGAGGTTGAAAGACTTCGGCAAGAACTCAAAACCGGAAGTCAACCGAAGACTGAGAACGCTAATCCAGTGGAGTCTTTTGAAACCATGGAGGAGTTAGACAAGTTTGAGGCGGACACAAAAGCCTTTCAGCGATGGGCAAATCGTCTTTCGGTGAAATACAAACGTGACCCTGATGCGGTTGAGCAAGAGCTTGCTGAGACCATGGGGGAGCAAAAGATGCCGGACGATGTGGAACTCTTCTTAGAGGAAGCTTCCTTGAATGCGATTGACACTTTGGAAGATGTCATTCCGAACAAAAGGAGGCTACTCAGTAAGAGGACAAAGTATCTGGACGCTGCCACAAAGGCTTTGCCTTGGATGGCGGATCCCGGTAGTCCCCAACGCAAAAAAATCGATGAGTGGATGTTGTCCAACCCAGCTTTAAGGCAAGTCCCAGAAGCGCCTTTGTTTCTTGGATACGCGTTGGTTGGAATGGCAGCAGTTCAAAAGCAGCAAGCGCCTTCCGGTGGAACACCTGAGCCTACGGCACAACCAAAGGCACCAGCATCTTCTCCTCATTCTAAGCCAAGGAATCAGACGGCTTATGATGAAGCGAAGACCAGAGCATTGAAGAAGGGAGACATGGCGAGTGCGAACCAATTTATGAAGGCTGCATTGAACAATTTGAAATAAATGTCTGGATTACTTGAACCGTCACAGGTCGGCAAGAAGGAGGACCTCCTCGATGTCTTGACCATTGTTGATTATAAAAACCTTACCCTATTGTCCTCGATCAGTCGGGGAAGCACTCCGCGTAACACTTACTTGGAGTGGCCCGTTGATGATTATTCTGATCCGAATCCTTCCGGTGTTGTGGATGGAACGGATGTGACTTCCTACGAGAATCACGCTCAGAATCGCGCTTTGCTTTCCACCTACCTGCAGACGTTCCGAAGAGCCGCAAAGGTTTCGCGCCTTTCGCAGGAAGTTTCGGATGTCGCTGGTGTCACTGATGAAATCAGCAACGCTGTTATGAAGAAAGGTGTCGAACTTAATCGCGACATCGAAGCAGCATTGCTTTCCTCCCAAGAGCATCAAGCTGAGGATGGAACTAACCCATACCTGACACGGGGTCTCGGCACATGGATTTTGGACACAACCAACATCGCAGGGCAGACTCTTTTGCAGGTTCCAGCTAATTACCGTCCATCGGATGGGCAGGTGATTAACACTGCTGCAGCGTCCTTGGACGAGACGGCAATCCAGAACCTTCTGAAAGCAGGTTTTGACAATGTCGGATCGCCGCAGGGGAACCTAGTTCTCATTGCTGGATCGACTCTTCGACGAGCCTTCACTGATTTCACGCGAACGATTGATTCGGGTGGCTCCAATACTTTTGAAGCTACTCGCAACTTCAATTTTGACGGCAACAGCGAAACTGTTAAGAACACAACGTCGTTCTATCAAGGCGACTATGGTCTGATTGAAATCCGCAGTTCTTCGTTCATCGGATGGAGTGGTGGAGCCCCTGATCTTGACCGAGGCTACATCCTCGACATGGACAAGGTCTCCCTGCGTTGGAACAAACAACCCGAGGTTGAGCGTTTTGATGATCAGGGTGGTGGTCCACGATTCATGATCGAAGCGCGATGTGCGTTGCAATGCTCGAACCCGAAAGGGCTATACCAGATTCAACCCGGTCTTTCCTAAGAAGTCCACAACACTGAGAAGGAACATATAGAATGGCTATTACAGTAGAAGCTGGACCTCTTCCAGTTGAGCAATCGGCAACCACGGGTTTCACCCACGTTGCGCGAATTAAATACACTGATCTGACCGACACGGCAGGCACCGCTAAGACTTTGGAGCTTTTCAATGTTGGCGCAGGCAAGATCGTTCGACGGGCAGCACATAAAGTGATCACCGAATTCGATGGTGGCGCGACCAGTGCGCTGAACATGACTGTCGGTGATGGTGGTGATGTAGATCGATTCATCGGCAATGGTACCACCACAGTGGAACTGCATGCTGACGACACGGTTGACACATACTCCGAAGATTCTGGTCAAGGCACAGTGCCTTACGAATACACCTCTGCCGACACGGTGGATGCTGTGTTCACATCGACAGGTGGAAACCTGAGCGTTTTGACCCAAGGCGAAGTTGAGGTCTACATTCAGATCGTTGACTACGCTGGTATGGCGTAAACTTTGGCAGTTTAAACTGCCAGAAGCCCGGTAAGCGCCCCCCCTGTCGAGTGATGGGGGGGGAACCTTTTAGAAAAATGGACAACTCAGAAATAGCGAAGAAAATCGGAAAGAACTTTGATGCAACCCATGACCAGCGTTTAGCGGAGGCAGAACGGAGGCAAGCTAAGATAGCAAAGGGGAATCATCAAAAACGAAAAGCTATGGATGGGTTGGGAGCGCCTG